GCAGAATATTATGCAGTTACTTGGTTATGGGATAACGGTTACGATGTATTTAAAAACTGTGGTTGTTCTGGAATAATAGATATGATTGCATGGGATAAAGAAAATAATAAGATGATTTATATTGATGTCAAAACTGCACAATCAGATCCTCGATATAAAAAGAAAATGTTTAAGGTTCCTAGAACTAAAGAACAAGTTGAGCTAGGTGTACAAATTTTATTATTTGATCCTGAAACTCGTAAGCTTAGATTTGCGGAGCATAAAGATGGCGTGTCTTAATACATTAATAGATGATATAAATAAAAGTTTAGAAGATTTATCAGATGGTAAACCTTTAAACATAACTGAAAAAGATTTAGATTTAACAATGGATCGTATACGTTGTAGCATATACGAATGGTCTGATCCTTCTGAACGTAATAAAACTTTTAGTTTGCGTATGTCTAACATCGGTAGACCTGCCAGACAATTATGGTTTGAAAAAAATAAACCACTTGAAAATGCTAAACCTAGTGCAGCAACTCAAGTTAAATTTCTGTATGGACATATACTTGAAGAGATTGTTTTGATGCTTGTACGTGCGGCAGGACATACTGTAACTGATGAACAAAAGGAAGTAGATATAGATGGAATCAAAGGACACATGGATTGCAAAATTGATGGGGAAGTTGTTGATATTAAGACTGCATCTAAGTATGCATTTAGTAAGTTTAAAAATGGAAGCTTACATGATGATGATCCATTTGGATATATACCGCAGTTGGCTGCGTATGAGAAAGCAGAAGACACATGTAAAGGTGGATTCTTAGTTATAAATAAAGAAGGTGGTGATCTTTGTTTACATAAACCAGAAGATCTTTCTAAACCTAACATGGATACATTGTTATCTACTCTTAAACAAAAATTAGATTCAACAGATTTACCTTCGATATGTTATGAACCAGTACCAGAGGGCAAGAAAGGTAACATGAAGATACATAGAAATTGTGTATACTGCCCATATAAATATGAATGTTTCAAAGATGTAAATGATGGTAAAGGTTTAAGAACTTTTAAGTATGCCAGTAAGTTAGAGTACTTAACTAAAGTTGTATCAACACCAAGAGTTGAAGAGATTATGTAATGAATAAAAAGCAGTCTAAAAAAATAAAAGAAAAATCTAATGAACTTTTTGTAGAATGGTTGAAGTCTTTATTACGTAAAGAAGAAGCTGACAAAGTATCTATAGAAAATTATTGGAAGTTTCTTCCTAAACAATCTCATGTGTTTGCAAACAATCAACTATGGTTAGCAGCTTATACTCCACGTTGGATTGCTAGAAAATTAAAAAAGATGTTAGTTAAAGATTCATCTTTAGATATACATTCTATAACTTTAAATGATCTTAAAAAAGAAGAAAAACAATGGAAACAGAAAGAGAACCCTTACCAGACTTAGATGTTTTAATATTAATTTGTGCAGGATATATTACCGCAGGTAAGCCTTTTAGCGAACAATTACTAATGGACATAAAGGAAAAACTAGATGAATATTTTATGGAAAATAAAGGTACGTTACATTGAAACCTAAAATTAAAAGTGGTCGAAGAGCTAAAAGAATACCTAGACCAAAAGAAAAAAATGTAGTTGTTGGTTATGATTCTAATTGGGAATATGAATTACATACTGGTATTTTTAATCAATGGGCTTTCCATACTGAGAAAGTTCCATATACAGTTGAACATACTTATCAACCAGACTTTGTTAAAGTCTTTGATGATAAAACTATTTTCTTAGAAGCTAAAGGAAGATTTTGGGATCATAGTGAATATAATAAATATGTATGGATAGCTAAAGCATTACCTCCGAATATAGAATTAGTATTTTTATTTGCTGATCCTGAAGCTCCTATGCCACAGGCAACAAGAAGAAAAGATGGTACTAGAAGATCTCATTGTGAGTGGGCATCTTCAAAAGGTTTTCGATGGTTTAGTGAAGATAGTATACCTGATGATTGGATAGATGTAACAAAGCGAGGAAGTTTAGATGACGAATGATAGAAAGCAAGAGCGCATCGATAAATTTAATCGGCATAAAAAAAAGAAAGAGTCTAATAAATTTTTAGAAGGAAAATTTAAAGCTCCCAAGAAACGTAACAAATATAAATTAAACATTAACGACATAAATAATATTGAGGAGAATTGATGGACAGTTATCAACAATACATACATAAGAGTAGATATGCACGTTATCTACCTGATTTAAAAAGACGAGAAACTTGGGGAGAAACAGTTAATCGTTATTTAAATTTTTGGGTTGATCGTGGAGTTAAGTTTACTGATCTAGAAAAAATAACTTTGTTTGATACTATTTTTTCTATGGAAGTTATGCCATCAATGAGAGCCTTAATGACCGCAGGAGAAGCTTTAGAACGTGATAACGTAGCTGGCTTTAACTGTTCTTATATAACTATTGATAGTCCTAGAGCTTTCGATGAAATGATGTATATACTTATGTGTGGTACAGGTGTTGGTTTTAGTGTTGAACGCCAGTACATAACTAATTTACCAACCGTAGCAGAGGATTTTCATGAGACTGAAACCGTTATTCACATCGCAGATAGTAAAATTGGATGGGCGAAATCGTATAGGGAATTGGTATCGTTGTTGTATTCAGGCCAATTACCACGATGGGACGCTAGTAGAGTTAGACCTTCGGGTTCCCCACTTAAAACTTTCGGTGGCCGTGCAAGTGGCCCAGAACCTCTTATCGACCTCTTCAACTTCACAGTTGGAATTTTTAGAGGAGCAGCTGGAAGAAAACTTACATCCCTTGAATGCCACGATATTTGCTGTAAGATTGCACAGATAGTTGTTGTTGGCGGTGTACGTAGATCCGCTTTAATATCTTTAAGTAATCTTACGGATGATAGAATACGAAGAGCCAAACATGGACAATGGTGGGTTGATGAACCTCAACGTGCGTTGTCTAACAACTCAGCATGTTACACTGAGAAGCCAGACTTTGAAGCTTTCTTAAATGAATGGAGTAGTTTATATGAATCAAGATCAGGAGAACGTGGAATCTTTAGCCGCCCTGCAAGTCAAAAACAAGCTGCAAAAAACGGTAGACGAGATAGTGAATATGATTTTGGAACCAACCCTTGCAGTGAAATTATCCTCAGACCAAATCAGTTCTGCAACCTGTCAGAAGTGGTCGTCAGACCAAACGATACAGTTGAAGATCTCAAACGAAAAGTACGAAATGCGACTATCTTGGGAACTCTCCAAGCTACTCTCACCGACTTCAGATACCTTAGAAGAATCTGGGAGAAAAACACATCTGAGGAAGCACTTCTAGGTGTATCATTAACTGGTATATTAGATAATCCTTTAATGACTTTAAAGAATAAAAATTTATCTAAGGTGTTAGAAGAACTACGTGAAGAAGCAATTAAAACAAATAAAGAGTGGGCTTCTAAATTAAAAATTGAACAGTCAACCGCTATCACTTGCGTTAAACCTAGCGGTACAGTATCTCAATTAGTCAACAGTGCTAGTGGAATACACGGTAGATATGCCCCACATTATATTAGAAGAGTACGTGCTGATTCTCGTGATCCGCTTTGTACGGTGCTTGATAAAGCTGGTGTGCCATCTGAAACAGACGTTACCTCCCCCACTACTAAGGTCTTTAGCTTTCCACAACAAGCTCCTAAGAAGGCTGTATTTGCTTCTGAGCAGACAGGGATGGAACAGTTAGAACTATGGAAAATTTATCAGGAGTATTGGTGTGAACATAAACCAAGTATTACAGTTTATTATAGGGACAACGAGTTTCTTGCTATTGGCGATTGGATTTATAATAACTTTGATGATGTATCTGGCATTTCATTTCTTCCCTATAGTGATCATACATATGAGCAAGCTCCGTATGAACAGATTACAAAAGAAGAATATGATAAACGTATGAAAGATTTTCCAACAGAATTTGATTGGAACATTGAAGAAGAGACAGATACAACTGAAGGATCACAGACATTAGCCTGTGTAGGGAACTCATGTGAGTTATAAAAATGAAGGAACCATTATAGGTTTTAGAATTTTAATTGATAAGGAAGGTAACTTAATTTCTGAGAAGACTGAGTTACCTTCTTCTGCAATCCCCAAAGTATTTAGGGATAAAGGCGATCAAAAGATAATACGCACAGCAATGAGAAAAGTAAAACAAGACATTGATAAACTTCATAGTGCAATTGAAGAAGAGATCTCTGCAATAAACACGCCCAATATTTTAAAATATTAAGGCTCCGGCTACGAAAGCTACGCAACTAGCGATCATTGCAATTTTGTAATCGTCCCAAAAGAAAATGATTTCTCTTTTAATTTTAGCTTTATCCATTTAAACTTCTCCTATACATTTCATTTCAATTACCCACGAACGAGGGAGAACTATTTCCGCATCTCCCTCTGTTATTTCTTTATCTTCTCCTAAGATAAAATGAGGACATACAATAATGTAGTCTTCAGTATCTTCTAATATTGTACCACACGATATGACTGTAGAAGTTCTAAGGCTTTTAAGTTCCTTTAATTCTCTCCAGCCCATGTTAGAACCGCCTGTAGCGTCTTGCCACTTAACTAAATAGATGTCATGCATAGTTCTTTATTCCTTTTATTTATACCATGCTATAAGTGTATATCGAATTCCATCTGTAACTTCTTTAACTTCATGTTCATAATGTCCGTTACTAAATAAAACTAAGCGTCCTTGCTTGGGTTTTATTTTTATGCCATCTATAATAGTTTCACCGCCTTTGAAGTTATCATTTAAATATATAAGAAAAGAAAACCTATCTCCTATATCTTTATGAGGTTCCATTTTAGATCCAACAGGCCATTGAACTATTTGCATATTACTAACACTACGCTCACTAAAATCGTGTATATTAAAACAACTATTTACTTTGTTCAATACGTATGGATCTTTACATTGTAAAGTTATTGTATCTCTATACTTAATAGTATTTATACTTTTAGTTATAAAAAAATTTACTGCTTGATTACATTTATCTTTATCGAGAAAGTTATCTTGTCTTGTTATTATCATGCACAGTGCTTCATTCCCCTTGCTGTTAGTTTACCGCCTTTAGCATTTTGCTTTCTATTTTCTTCACCATCTTGATAGAAAGGACTAAGACCTGCTTCAATTCTAGGTACTGCATGGGCTTTGGCTGTCTTTTGAATGTCCAAAGGTATATCTTTACCACGCCCTTCAAAATCATTATTAACCAAAACTTCTCGTTGTTTAGGAGTTAAATTAGGAACCAAAGCTGGTATTCCAACTTCTTTACCACCTATTTGAACAGTAATATACATCTCAGTCATTATCTTACCTGTTACATTATTTTTTATTGGGCCTAAAAAACCACGCTTAGATTTTATAGTACCGTCAACCCTACGCATATCACTTTCAACACCACCATCAGCATATCGATGCCTTGGATCTTTAGGATCAAACGCAACTGCATCTGTAGTTTTTAATTGCTCTGGTTTAAATGCAATATACGACCAATGGCGAGGCTCATCAAAGTCTACTAAATTTCTTTTTCGTTGTAATGCGTCCGGCTTAAATTCTTTTTCTACTTGAGCAATATCAACTAAATGATCTACGTCAGTAGCATAGCTAGGTTCAATATCATTAACATATTTAATTGAATCAAATCCAAAGGAACGTATCCACTCTTGAAATTCTAAATTTAAATTCCAACGAGCTACCATATCAACCATCTTATATTTCGCCATACCTCTTTTTGGTTTATCGGGATCAAGTAAAGGATTAGAAACTTCATTACGAATAAACCTAGCTCTGTAGTAATTGATTTCATTTGCTTGTTGAACAAGTTCTTTTAGTTTTTTCATTTGCTCTGGACTGTAAGGAGCCTCACTTTTTAAATTCATTTTAAGTGCTTTATCAAAATTCTCTAAGCTATAACCGTCCGTTAGTATCCTATCTGCTGACCATTCTCCCGGTTCTTGATATGGAAAGACTAAAGGGTTTTCAAATGATACATAGTATTCAGCCTTTTTAAAATTTAAATGTGATGTCGTATCAATTGGATCAATAACAGTATTCTCTGATCCATTATTTTGAATAATATATTTAGCTAAATCTTCGCTACTATAATCACCTTTATCAACTAAAGTTTTTTTACGAATAATAGCATCTGCTTGTCCACTTGTACCTAAGTGTACACCAACTTCAGAAGGATTAAAAAATCTTAAATCTGATGCTAAGTTTGTACCTACTTTATATGCTCTATATAATAAAACTTTAACTGTTGAAGGCTTTATAAAATTTTTTATTTTTTGTTGTCTTGAAATATTTTCTTTTTCAATACCACCAAAATATTTATTAACATATCGTCCTAAAGCATTCTTTAAACCAGCACTAGGTTCAGAAGTAAAGGCTTCCAATCCTTCATCAAAAAGAGTTACCATTAATTCATCTGCATCTTCATAACCAAACCAATCTTCTTTTTTAAGGGCTTTCATAAGACGCTTACCTTCTGAAGACATTTTATTTAAATCTGTTTCTGTAATTTCATATAAAGAAGTACCAAATTCTCCACCAATACCAGCTTTTTCTAACTCATTTACCATTTGATTTCGGGTTTTAAAAGAAGCTTTAACAGTTGTATATGCTGGATCTACCATAACATCACCTGAATAATCGGGAGTTATTCTTGTACTTAATGAATCATTTAATTCTGATAATAAACTATCTTGATCAGGATAAGTCTTATTAAATTTATTAGACAATGGATTTTCTTTAACATATTTTTGCATCATTTTTAATTGATAAGTTAAACCTTCTTCAGATAAATTTTTAGATGTATCTAGTTTTGAAAATTGATATGCTAAAAATTTCTGTAGGTTTTCATCTAACTCATCTTCCATTTCAATATCAGGCGTATCAAAATCTTCAAGTGTTCTACGTAAAGGTTCTATTGATTCTCCTAACTTACTTCTAAATTCAGAATCAGGATCTAATAAAGAAAGTTGATTTAAATCATAAAGCTGTTGGGCTTCTCCTTCCATAAAGGGTTCAAGTTTTTTATCAAAAGCATCATCGGTTTCCAACAATGTTCTGTTACTAACGCTTGTCCCTATATTATAATCAATTACTTTTTCTGTATAATCTTTAAAATCTTGAATGGTTCCTTCACCTGTCATATTATTATCTTCTAAATGTTTAGCTAAAGTTTGTCCGATTCTCTCACCTACCTGTTTTGTTGTTTCCTCATTAAAAATATTTTTAGACGAAGCCTTGACTTGATCAGTCGCCCAATCTGTTAATCCTCTTGCAAGTCTACTTAACATAATTTATTTATCTTCCTCAATTATTTCAGAATATTGACCCCATCTACTGCCTCTATCTACTTGTGGTAACATTCGTTTTAATTCTTTATCCCACTGTCGTAACAAAAAACGATAATCTCTCATTGCTTCTTCACCAAATACAAACTTACCTAATGTATATCCCGGTACTTTTGTACCAACCGTAGCTACAGGATAGCCTCGAACTGCATTAAAAACATCTGAACCAACTGGCCCTACTAAAGATGTAGGAAAAGCTAGGATATTTTTAGAATACATGGCAGAATCTGTACCACGTTTTATTATGTCATAACCCATTGACAAACCGCCCCATCTTGCAGCTGCTTCTACACCTACTTTAACTGGATCTTTATCTTCCCAACCTTGTCCACGATCTCTAACATAGTTATTAAATCCAGCAACAAATGTCATTAGAACAGCTGTTGGTATTAGTTTTTCTGCGGCAATATGTTTGTCTCGTACTAATTGTTTTGCTCCTGTTTTTAAAATAGTATTTGTAAACGCAGTTGGATAGCCCATTAACTGACCAATCAAAGGCGTTAGTGTATCACCTCTTAAACCACTAGTAAATGCTCGTGGTTTTACTCCTGACATTCTACCTACATCTAGAATTACACCTCTTGAATAGCGTGAAGCTCCATTTAAAATATTACGAACATACCAAGGATTCTTTGTATCTTTACCTTTCCTATGCCACTCTATTGCGGCATCAGGATTGATACCTAGATCTGATAATCTATCTCTTGCTACCTGTAATCTTTTAGTTAGTGGCGCATCTCCATGATCAGCAAGCTGTTTAGTTAAATCAAAAATAAGATTTTTACCAGACATAAATGCTGATGTTTGTACAAACTTTGTCCACTGATCTAAAAAATTTAATCTAAAAAATTTATTACTAACTTTTTGCATAGTTTCGCTACGTAAGCCTTCACCAGCAAGTCTATCTGTTGTTGCAGTTAATCCTTGCTCCATTGCTAGTCCAAAACGTTGTAACTCTAGCCATG